ACTACCTTCAATATCAATTATTGGCTCTGAATAGACACTACCAAGATTTGTGATTGTTCCTGGACTGGTTAATACCACTGGCGCACTTGCTTTTTGATATCGGAACGGTTGCATCAACAACTTAACATCTAATGTGTAAGCGTGTGGTCCATTTCTATGGTAGCTTGCTGAAACATATTCAGCGTAAAATAAAGAGTCTGGTTGATATCCAAACTCGATTTCATTTTTTCCATCGTGAAATTTTTCAATAATGGTTGAAACGTCAATAAGTTTTGGTAGATAGAAAGAAACCGTGCGTTCATAACTTTTATAAGAACCATCTAACACACGATAACTTCCATTCATTCCATAAATGTCTACAACTTCAGATGCTTTAGGTTCTGCACACTCACTTACCCCAAAATCAGTAACCACACTGTGAGGGATGGTAGATGTATTGAAACCATTGATTATAAGGTAAAACATTAAATTCCCTCCCTTGCATAAATTGATCCATGATTCTTATAAGTAGATAGTGAGATTTTATCGCCATCTAAGTAAGTATCTGAAGGCTTTTCAAGTATAGCAGTAAGGATTTTTTCTAAACTTGACCTTAGAATCGCTATCTCAGACACTACTTCTGCCATATTTTGACCATTGTTTGCGTTCTTGTCACGTACTACGATATTTTGCTGTGCTTGTTCCATTTCTCGTAGGAATTTGGCATCGCTTGGAATACCGATACCATTTGCATACTTAGGAATTCCCATGCTACTCATTAAACGCTTAGTCTTATCTGCTCGTAGGACTTTTGAACCTCTAGGAAGTGGTAACAATACATCTCGACCTTCAGGGATGAAACTACGTCCATCTGGGAGCGTGACCATTTCCTTGTAGGTGCTATTCCTTTGGTCATTGACCACTGCAAGTCCGCCTGGGTGGTAATTAGTACCTTGAGCGTGTTTACTTACAAAGATATTGGTAAAGAAACTACCAGTTACACTAGCAAGTAAACTTTTAATGCCTGATAGAGTTCCAGAAGCATTATCTTGTGCGTTGATAGTAACTGTCTTGTCTTGAATACTGTTCACACCGGATTGTACTTCACTTACAGTTCCAGCAGTGCTATTCTTAGCTAGAATATCCACTGGATTATATTGTTTAATCGAATTGATCGCTCCACTTGTTTCTAAACGTACACCTGAAGTTTGGTCAGTTGCAAATAAGTTGATAGGAGATTCTTGTTTTGGAGAGTTCACACTTGCGATTGCACTTCCAACTGCAACACCCGTATTATCTACTGCATCCAAAGATTTCGTCTCAGCAGATGCAAAATTCCAAGCTGTAATCTTATCGATAGATAGCTGGCCATTGTTCAAAACATTCGTAGGATCAGCTTTCAAATCTTTTGTAAACGGTGTGGTTGCATTCCAGGTCGTCAGAGTATCAGTTGAGCGAGCAACTGCTTTTCGGACACTTTCATCATTGGCCAGCAATTCCTTCTGTTTTGGTGTAAGCGATTCATAGTTAGACAGAGCCTTTGAGGCTTCCTCTGCCTTGTTCATGACATCGGCATTTTTCATGATGAGTTCTTTGACTTCTGCTGGCATATCATTCCAAATCTTGAGGTTTTTCTCACTATCAAAGATAGCTTGTAAGCCTGCTTGATTCTTAACGATCACTTGTTTTTCTTCAAGGCTCATGTCTTTCCATTTACCTGACTCTACAAGTGCTTCAGCGATAGTTACTCGAGCATTTGAGTTAATATCAGCAGTTTTAGCAATGAACTGTAATTGCTCCCAACCTTCTGCAGATTTAGCCGCTTCTCCAATGACTTCTTTTACGTTTGACTTGACTTGGAAGTTGCCGTTCTTGTCGATATTTCCGACTAACAACGACCAGGCATCATTGGCTTCTTTGACTTCCTTGCTCATTTCACTAGTGTAGTTAGCAAGGATGCTATGTGAATTACCAATCCTTTGAGATGTTTCTGCTGCCTTACGTCCGATTTCTTCATAAGACAAACCGTACTCTTCTAAGGCTTTCTTTGCTTCTTCCCAATAGTTCCAACTTTGACCGGTCCGGGCTTTTACCTTAGCATCAAGTTCTTGCATAACCTGATAATACTTACTTCCCAAAGCTTCCATAGTTTGTGTATGCTTTGATTCAAGCTCTTGTATTTTCTTGTTATAAGTTTCTTGGTCAATAGCTTTACCATCTAACAACTCTTTCAATTCGCTCTTGGATGTTTCGTAGAGCTTTTTCTCTTCATCCATGGCTTGTTTCAAAACATCTCTAGTATGTTTTAATTGAGTTTCATTCAGTGAGCTGATTTTACCATTTAAAGCTTGCAATGCTGCCTTTTGTTGATCAGCAGATAAGCTCATCATGGAAAGTTTAGCTTTAATCATCTCGTTTTGGTTGTTCAAGATGATTTCTTTTTCTTCCTGAGAAAACTTACTAGCATCGCCATTGTGACGTTGGTAGATTTCATTGATTTGGTTCATCATTGCTTCTGTATTTGAAACAACTTGACCATTTCTTTCTTTAGCTTTAGCAATCTGTTCTGCACTCAGACCCCATTTAGCGCCCAATTCTTCCATTCTTTGGTTGCTTTGGTCTGCTGCTGCTTGAATGTCTTCATAAAGCTTTTTAAAAGCTCCTGAAACCTTTTCAACATCACCGGCGTGAGTTCCAAAGTTTGCAACTGCTGTACTGGTTTCGTCAACTGTCTTCTGGAAATTTCTCAACTCACCTCTTGCAGTGTCACTTAACTGTGAACCAAACTCTTCAGTCTTGATTCTAGCCTTATCTTTCTCATTTCCGAGATAGACAAGACCTGCAGTCGCTAAAGCGATACTACCAACCATCAATCCTAAAGGATTTGCAAGCAAACTCATAGATGTTCCTAGTAATCCTGTTGATGATGAAGCTGATACCGTAGCAGTTCCAAACGATGCCATACCTGAGCTTGCAAGTTGGAATGCAGAGGTTAGATTTCCAGTTGTTTTAAACGCTTGGAAGGTTTTAGCCATTAAGGATAAGCCACCAACCGCTTTACCTGTTCCTTTTGTCAACCAACCTAAAGCTTTAGTTAAACTACCAATAACGCCAATACCTTTACCGAATATTGATAGCGCTGGTCCAGCTCCTGCTGCTAAAGCACCCCATTTCAGGATATTTCTTTGTTGTTCTTCAGACATCGAACTAAACTGTTTAGCCATCTTAGCTAATGTCTCAATCCAAGGTTTACCAGCTTTTAATCCGTCTCGTAGAGCTTTTAAAAGTGGTCCTCCAAACTCGATAGCTAAGTCAGTTATTTGGTTTTTAAACATCTTTAATTGAGATTCGGTAGTCTCGTAACGTTTATTTGCTTCATTGGTTAAGGCAGTATTTTCTTTCCAGGCTTGATTAGAACGTTCGACTGCTGCGCTCATTTTATCTGATGATAAAGCAAGAGATTTAAGCATATTACCTTGTCTAATCCCTGTCATGCCTAACTTCATCAAGATAGCATCCATGTTTGCGCCTCTTTCATGCGCTGTGTTAAGACCTTTGATAAATGATTGTAAAGCTTCAGCAGGTTTTTCTTTCCACGCTTGTTGGAACTCTTCTGATGTTGTTCCTGCTACTTTAGCAATCAAAGCTAGATCATCTGCTGAGTCCTTGGTTGTCAATGAAACTGCATTACCGATAGCAGTGAGTGTTTGAGTCATTGCAGTACCACCTGCTTCTGCTTCAATACCTACACTACTCATAGCAGTAGCAAGACCTAAGATTTCTGGAGCAGTCAATCCTGCAAGTTTACCACCTGCTGCCAAACGATTTGTCATTTCTACAATGTCTTTTTCGGTTGTAGCAAAGTTATTCCCAAGGTCAACTACGGATGCACCGAATCGAGAATAATCGTCCGATGTCAATCCTAGAATGTTTGCAATCTTAGCGATTGCAGTTGCAGCATCTTCAGCGCTCAAGTTGGTTGATTCTCCCATGTCAATCATAGTACGTGAGAATTTAAGGATATCGTCCGCCTTAATACCAAGTTGCCCTGCTACTTCTGCTACGTTTGCGATTTGAACTGCACTAGCTGGCAATTCTTTAGCCATTTGACGGATACCGTCTGACAAGTTTTTATAAGATACTGTGGCAGTTTCATCTACTGTCTTTTTAACTCCAGCAAATGCAGATTCATAGTCGATTGCTGCTTTAGTGATAAAACCTACACTTGCAACTAAAGGAGCAGTTAGCCCTGTAGTTAACTCTCTCCCAGTTTTTGAAACTTCTTCGCCAAAAGTTTTTATTTTTTTACCACTTTTGATGAGGCTGTCCCCGTATTTATTAATGCGGTTAGCAAAGCTATTTTCTTTACCAACAGCAATTAAAGCTTCTTTAACACGATGAAGTTGCCCTTCCATAGCTGCCAACTTAGCATTCTCACGTTCAATCTCAGCAGCGGCCTTATCAAATTTAGCTGTACCAGGTTCGAGAGTATCAAAACTTTTCTTCATCTGATCCAAGACATTTCTTTGCGCTTCAATCGCTTGACCAAGTGTCTTGTACTTAGCTTGAAGCAAGTCTGTGTTTTTCCCGTTATTTTTAAGGGAGCTATCTAGCGCCTTTACATTGCTTTGAAAATATTTAACCGCGTTTTTAGCACCATTTAGAGTAGGATTGAACTTCGACACGTCCAGCCCTAGCTCGATATACATTTGACCTAACGGCGTTCCACCTGCCATTCAAATCCTCCTTTTTAAATCGTTTCTAGAAAGTCAGCAAGATCCATGACTTCCTCAGTTTTATCAGATTCGGTTTGACCAAGAACACCCATTAGGTCCTCCCAGCTCGTATCCATCACATCACGGATACTCATACCGTATGGACCTTCAGTAGCTTGCTTGACAAAACCATAAAACCTTTTCAGCGCTTCACTTGGCTTTATTTTTTCTCCTTTGGGTCAACATCACCAACCAGATGAGAGTAGATGTCTGCAAATACCGCAAAAATATCTGCCATGTCCGTGAATTTCAAAAGCTCTTCCACTTCCAAATCTTCAAACAGTGAGGCGATGAATTCTAATTGTTTGTCTAATTTCTCTACCTCTGACACATCAGATGATAGTGCTTCATTGAGAATCAAGTAGTCACGATAGTCCTTAGTAGTAATTTCTTTACTAGTCTTTTGAACGTCTTGACCCTTTTCGTTTTTAATTAAAAATTTAACCTTAGCCATTTACTTTCCTTTCTAGAAA